AGATGGCTTTGTTTGGTACGGGTATTATGAAAGGCCCATTTGCTATAGACAAAGAGTATCCTAACTGGAATGATGAAGGTGAGTACGAGCCTACCATTAAGACTGTACCATCTACAAGTCATGTTTCTATTTGGAACTTCTACCCTGACCCTGATGCATACAACATGGATGAGGCTGAGTACGTAGTAGAACGTCATCGTATGACACGTTCACAGATGCGTAGCTTGAAGTCACGTCCATTCTTCCGCAATGACTCTATTGATGATGCTATCAAGCTAGGTGAGTCATATGAGAAGAAGTACTGGGAACAGGACATGGAGGATGACTCTACGTACAACACACACCCAGAGCGTTATGAGGTGTTAGAGTTTTGGGGTTACGTAGATAGTGAAATCCTAGAGAACAACGGTGTTACTATTCCTAAAGAATTACGTAACAGTGAACAGCTAAACGTAAACGTATGGGTATGTAACGGTAAAGTACTTCGTCTAGTGCTTAACCCATTCAAGCCTACACGTATTCCTTATTACTCTGTACCATACGAACTAAACCCTTACTCATTCTTTGGTGTAGGTATTGCTGAGAATATGGATGATACACAGACCCTTATGAATGGGTTTATGCGTATGGCAATCGACAATGCTGCATTATCAGGGAATTTGATCATTGAAGTGGATGAAACTAACCTCGTACCTGGACAAGACCTTTCCGTATATCCTGGAAAAGTATTCCGAAGACAGGGAGGAGCGCCTGGTCAAGGGATATTCGGAACCAAGTTCCCCAACGTTGCTGGCGAGAATATGCAGCTATTTGACAAAGCCCGTGTACTTGCTGACGAATCGACAGGCTTTCCATCATTTGCCCACGGGCAGACTGGGGTTTCTGGTGTGGGGCGTACTGCAAGCGGCATTAGTATGCTCATGTCTGCTGCTAATGGTAGCATCCGTAATGTTGTTAAAAACGTGGATGACTACTTACTTGGGCCTATAGGTAAAGCCTTCTTTAGCTTCAACATGCAGTTTGACTTTGATCCTGATATTAAAGGTGACTTAGAAGTTAAGGCATCAGGTACAGAAAGCTTGATGGCTAACGAAGTACGCTCACAGCGCTTGATGCAGTTCATGCAGGTAGGTGCTAACCCAGCGCTACAGCCGTTCATTAAGAGTGACTACATCATTCGTGAGATCGCTAAGAGTATGGACTTAGACCCTGACAAGGTGACTAACTCTTTGGCTGATGCAGCTATCCAAGCTGAGATACTTAAGAAGTTTACTACACCACCCCCAGCGCCTGAAGGTGCCCCTGCAGAGGGTGCCCCAGCTACACCTAGCCCAGCGCAAGGACAAGGGCCACAGGGAGTAGCTGATACATCAGGTGGCGGTGGTAGTCAAGTAGGAGTAGGTACAGCACCTACACCAGGAGAGCAGGGCTTCTCAGGCAATGTATAAACTCAAGAGCTTTGTAAACGATAAAGAAGTGTGGGATGCATTTGTAGAAATGCTTAACGCTAAGATTGCAGTAGCCCACAAGAAGCTAGAGATTGAGAGTACGATGGAGGGTATCTATCGTGCACAAGGTGAGGTGGCAGCACTTCATAGGTTGAAACATTTGAGGGATGAAGTTAATGGCCCGAAAGTCTAAAGCTAAAAATATGTCTAAGCAACAAGACGAAGAAATGGAAATGCTGCTTAGTGAGCAAGAAGACCCAGTAAGCGGTAACATTGCCCCTCTAGGTGCTAAACCTGAAGAAGTACGTGATGATGTTGAGATCAATGTCAGCCCTAATGAGTTTGTAATTAACGCAGCGACTGTGCGTTACTTTGGTGAAGACTTCTTCCGTGAACTACAAGAAACTGCTGCTGAAGGTTGGGAACGTATTAAGGAAGGTACAGAGTCACCTTTCCGTGATGACGAATTACAGACTGTAGAAGAAGGTGAGCCTAAAGAAGGTTTTGCTGAAGGTGGGCCTGTACCTAAACCTGTAGGTGGTGGCTATGGCGGCTACGGTGGACGAGGTGCTACATTCACAGGCTTCCAAAGTAAGACATTTGTAAACCCTGAGACAGGACAGGAGATGGTTATCTTCTTCTTTATGGGTCGTCCTATGTCACGTATTCCTTCTGGCTTCGTAGAGAAAGGTACAGTAGATGTAGCAGAAGATGCTACGCCTTCGGTAGCACCTGATGATGACGATGGTCGTCCAACACAACAGACAGAACAGACGTGGCGTACAAAGAACGTAGACGAATGGACTATGGAAGACTTTGATGCGTACAATAAAGCTATGGGGCCAGATGTAAACGCTGGTGAGTTATCGCTTATTGAACGTGGTGTTATTGGTATGATTGGTGGCGTTATTGGTGGGCCACTAGGTGGTGCTGCACTATTACGCCTAGCTGAGAAAGCAAACCAAAAGCAAGCTGAAGCCGTTGCTGCTAAGTCTATGGACATCATTAAGACAGGTATTAATCCTGACACGGGTGCAAAACTTTCTGCATCAGAGCTTACAACAATTAATGGTTCACGTATTAACGCTAACTATATACAGCAGAACTTAGCACAACCTACAGAGCTACTAGGTGGTAGAATTAGTATTCCAGGAGTAGGTGATGGAGTTACTCAAGAAGAAGTAGTAACAGAACAACAAGCTGCTATTAAGTTAGCTAAAGAGCAAGTACAAGCTAAAATTGATGACGGTATGTCACCTGAAGAAGCTAAAGAAGGTAGCATTTACGATACACCTGTAGGTGATACGCCAAGTACTTTCTATGGTGGTACTGCTGCAAACAGAGACTTCTCTTATCCAAGATGAAGACTTGAGTGACGAAGAGTTTTGGGAAGAGTTTGAAGCAGGTACACCTTCTGGTGCAGCAGCTACGTTTGCAAGCAGTGAACCTGCGTCTTCTGGTTTAGGTGCTAAAGTATCAGATGCAGTAGTTGCTGGAATGAAAAACGCTCCAGCAGGTTCCGATGTAGAAACAGCTAAAGCAGCAGGGTTAAAAGCTGGACTTGCAGTTGCAGATAAAGCAGATGTTCCTGTATTACCTACTGATACACCTGCAGCAAAGAATGCTATAGAGTCAGCAGTACAAGAAGCTTTACAATTCAAAACCTCTGATGAAGTAAAAGCAGCAGAAGATAAAGCATCAGCAGCTACAGATAAATTGCTTGCAGCAACACAGGCTGCACAGAGTGTTGATACAGATGATCCTGCAGCTTGGAATGCAGCAATACAAGCACAATCACAAGCAAGTAGAGAAGCTACTGCAGCAATTAAAGAAAGAACTAAAGCTAGAAACAATGACGATGATCCTGATAACGATTCTAAGAGTGGTTGTGTAATTGCGACACACGGTATTTCTACAGGTGGCTTCAGTGCTATGGATAAAGCTAAAGCTGAACTGTGGTGTGANCGTACTTATCACAATAAGTGGTACGGTGAAGCATTCCGTAGAGGCTATCGCTATGCAGGTCGTAAAGCGATTGAACGTGGTGAAGCAGAAAAGCATTACCAAGAATTTAAAGACTTTGTGTCTTACGGGCGTGGACTAAAAAAAGACTTGAAGTCAGCCCTTAATTACTATAAACGTACAACTCAGTTCTTCTTAACTGGTTTGTTTGTGAAAGACTAAATAACTATAAGGCTACCCGGCTACGGCTGGCCCCACATAAAAAGGAAGCACAATGCCTGAACTAGAACAAGTAGAAACACCTAAGAATGCTGGCTTTATACAGCGAGAATCAAAACGTTCTGCAAACAAGCGTCGAATTGAAGAAGACGAAGCTGAACTAAAAGCTTTGATGGAAGCACGGAACAATGGGCAAGAAGTCGAATCCAGTAGCCAAGGCAGTACGACAGCCGAAGTACAGGATGCAGGTAATACCCAACAAAAAGAAGCCAACGCTGAAGGTGAAGCACAAAAAGAAGATAACTTAAGCTCTGAAGAAAAGACTTACAAGAAGCGTTACAGTGATCTACGTAACCATCTCAACAAGCAGTCTGAAGAGATTAAAGAACTAAAAGAGCTTCTACAGAATGCACAAAGCAAAGGTGACTTCCGTGGCCCTGCTAGTGATGAAAGCATTGATGCATGGGCTAAGAAGTACCCACAGATTGCTTCTATCGTAGAGACTATTGCCGATAAGAAGGCAGCAGAAAAGTTTGCACAAGCAGATCAACGTCTTGCAGAGATTGACAAGATGACTGCAGATGCACATCGTACTAAAGCGGAGAATGAGATTCGTGCTATTCACAGTGACTTTGATGACTTGCGTTCTAGTGATGCTTTCCATGACTGGGCAGGTGAACAACCTAAGTGGGTACAGGATGCCTTATATGAGAACCAAGACGATCCACGATCAGTAATACGTGTGATTGATCTATATAAAGTTGACAACGGTATGGATGCTAAAGGTGCTAAGCGTAACACACGTGATGCTGCATCTGCTGTTGCAACTAAACGAACAACACGTGTAGACGCTGAAGATACTTCTGGTACATTCCGTGAATCACAAGTACAGAAAATGTCTACACAAGAATACGAAGCTAAATCAGATGCTATCATGGAAGCTATCCGTAGTGGTAAGTTTATATATGATATTTCTGGTGGAGCACGTTAAAAAAGGGATTGACAATACATAGACAGTTAGTATAACTATGTATGTTAATGAGTGAAGGTGCCTTACTTAATGTAACTACCACCTTCACAAACACTATGAGCCAAACAACTAAGATAAGACTTACCTGAACTACTATAGGCCCGTCAGTAATTAAGCTAGGCCAAGCTTACTACTCTCGCACCCTAGAACGTCAGCCTCTTACATAGGGTTTGGGCTTACTTAAAACATAAGCCAAACAAACATCTAGGAGGATACAATATGGCTTTCGCAAAGGCAGCAGGTTATGGAAACCTGCCTAATGGGAACTTTTCTCCCATTATCTACTCCAAGCAGGTACAACTTGCTTTCCGTAAATCCACTGTAGTGGGCGATATTACTAACTCGGATTATTTCGGGGAGATCGCAGCCCAAGGTGATACGGTGAAAATTATCAAGGAGCCTGAAATTTCAGTGTCGTCATATAACCGTGGCACACAAATTACAGCGCAAGACCTTGATGATGAAGACTTTCAGTTGACTGTCGATAAGGCTAACTATTTTGCCTTTAAGATGGACGATATTGAAGAGGCTCACAGCCACGTCAACTTTATGCAACTTGCAACAGATCGTGCAGCATACCGCCTAGCGGATCAGTACGACCAAGAAGTACTAGGTTACTTATCAGGTTATAAGCAAACAGCATTGCACTCACAAGCTGATACTGTTAATGACCAAGTGAACGGTACTAAGGCTGTTACAACAGCAGGTTCTGACGAACTATTGGCATCTATGAAGTTGAAAAAGGGTGACTTTGGAAACATCACAACAGGTTCTGCTGGCGATCACTCGATCCCACTAGCAGCACGTTTGCCAGGTGCAACAGCACTACCAACTGCAACTGCTTCACCAGCAATGGTTGTAGCACGTATGGCACGTCTACTTGATCAACAGCAAGTTGACAAGAACGGACGCTGGCTTGTTGTTGATCCAGTGTTCATGGAGCTTCTAGCTGATGAAGATTCACGTTTCTTCAATGCAGACTTCGGTGATTCAGGTGGTCTACGTAACGGTCTAGCCGTTTCTAACTTCCATGGTTTCCGTGTCTACACGTCTTCAAACCTACCAGCAGTAGGTACAGGCCCAGGTACAACTGGTTCTGCAAACCAAAATGCCAACTTCGGTGTTATTGTTGCTGGTCATGATTCTGCTGTAGCAACTGCTGAGCAGATCAACAAGACTGAAACATATCGTGACCCTGACTCATTTGCAGACATCGTTCGTGGTATGCACCTATACGGTCGCAAGATTCTTCGTCCTGAAGGTCTTGTAACAGCTAAGTACAACGCAGCGTAAGGGGAGATATACTTATGGCTACAGTAACAACTCTTTCACGAGCAGCAGGGGGACGTGGTAACCCTAGCAGCAAACCTTACCTTGTTGAAGTCGAGATTGACTTGGCAGCAGCAGCAACTGCAAAAGGTTCAGCATTGGCAGCTAACGATATTATCGAAGCTATCACTGTTGGTGCTAATACAGTTGTAATGTTTGCAGGTGCAGAAGTAACAACAGCCCCCGCTGGTGGTACAGCCTGTACAGCAGACATTGGTATCACAGGTGGTGACGTTGACGCATTTGTTGATGGCATGACAATCACAGGCGCATCTGCAGGTGACTACGCTACATTGGCAAATACTGCAACTCCAATCCTAGTTACAACATCCGACACAATCGACATGTTGATTCTAGGTACAACACCTGATACGTCTGGTAAAGTTCGTGTCTATGCATGTTTGATGGACGTTGACTCAGTTGGCTCTTCTAAAGAAGCTAACGAAGTTGATCGTGACCTTCTTGCGTAACTAAATTACTGAGAGGGCTGCTTAGGTGGCCCTCTTATTATATCTAAAGGAAACTTAGAATGTCTACATTCGTACAGCTTACAAACGAACTACTCAGACGTTTGAATGAAGTCCCACTTGATGCAGCAGGTGATGGCTTTGATACTGTACGTAACGTTCAATCTGCTGCTAAAGATGCTATCAATAGTAGCTTACGAGAGATTTATCAGAACGGTCAGGAGTGGCCCTTCTTAAAGAATACGTATACGCAGACACTTACTGCAGGTACGAAAGAGTACAGCTTCCCTTCGGGTTACTCTAGTGTAGACTGGGAAACGTTCTACATTAAGAAGCTATCCTCACAAGAGAACGCACCTCGTGTGTTAAAACCTATATCATATGAAGAGTACTTGAGTCGTTATCGCCCTATGGATGATACAGGTGACGCTTCAGGTATTGCAGTACCTGAGCTAGTGTATCAGACTTTTGGTGACAGCTTTGGAGTTACACCTATCCCTGATGCTGCTTATGAAGTAGAGTATGTTTATTGGACTATCCCTGCATCACTATCAGCTTATGATGATGTATGTGTAATACCTGAGCGTTTTAACCATGTTACCATAGATGGTGCTATGTCATACATGATGCAGTTCCGTAGTAATGCACAGAGTGCAGCTATGCACCAAGAGAAGTTCCAACAAGGTATTAAAGCTATGAAGCGTGTCTTGTTTGATGACGAGCTACGTTTACGTTCTACTGTGATTGAAAGAACTAAATGGATAATCTAAGAACGCATATTACCGTCTGTAATGGCGGTCTTGTGACTAACATTGATCCGCTTACTCATGCATCACAGCTAGGCGGTAGTGCGTTACGTATGATTAACTATGAGCCATCCTTGTCGGGTGGTTATCGTCGTATCAGCGGTTATCAGAATGAGTATGGTACTGTACCAGGTTCAGGCCCAGTGTTGGGTGTACATGTAAATGGTAACCTGCATGATGGAATTTTTGCTTGCAGAAAAACTACTTCTGGGTATAACTATCTGCACAGATGGGATGATACTGTAGAGGATTGGGTAGCTATCACTGCTAGTGGTACACCTGACATGACAGACGTAAATCGTGTACGCTTCCGTGACTTTAACTGGTCAGGTGAAGTATTACTACTTACAGATGGCGAGAACCCTGCAGCTACATATGATGGTACTACATACACACAAATCACAGATGCTAATGCTCCTTCAGCCCCTGCTTATGCAGAAGAGTATTCATCACATATTTTCTTAGCTGGCGATGATTCTGATCCTTATAACTTATATTTCAGTGCGCCTCTTAATGCTACTGATTTTAGTCCCGCAAATGGTGCTGGGGTTATTAACGTAGGTTATAAGATTACAGCTATTAAAAAGTTCCGTAATACATTATTTATCTTTGGTGCTAACAATATTAAACGCCTAGTCGGTACAAGTATTGCTGACTTTGTTTTAGAGAATGTTACATCAAATATGGGTTGCGTTGCACCAGACTCTGTAGTAGAATTTGGTGGTGATTTGTTATTCTTAGGGCCAGATGGTATTCGCCCTATTTCAGGTACAGACCGTATTGGTGACGTTGAGCTTTCATCTGTATCTAAAGAAATTCAAGACATCTTTGATAACTACTACTTGTCAGAGACAGTAACAGACATTAGTATTGTTGTTATCCGAAAGAAGTCTCAGTTCAGGTTCTTCTTTAAGAATGATGCTTCTTTGTCTTTGATTGGTGCTATCCGTAAAAGCCAAGGTAAGCAGAGTATCTTTGAGTATAGTCAGCTTATTGGTATTGAAGCTAACTGTGTTGCATCAGGTTACATCGGACAGTTTGAACATGTAATTCACGGTGACGGTTCAGGTAAGGTATTTAGACAAGAACGTGGTACAAGCTTTGACGGAGATGACATCTTTAGTTTGTATCAAACACCATACTTCTATATGGAAGACCCTGAGCTACGTAAGGTCATACATAAGGTTGATACGTATCTAAAGTCTGAAGGTAATACAGAGGTGTTTGTTGGTGTGTATTACGATTACGATGATGTATTTTCATTAAACCCAACAACGTATAGCTTCTCTACAGAAGGAGCAGCAGCGGTATATGGTACTGCTGTTTATGGCTCAGGTGATATTTACGATGGTAACCCATCACCAAAAGCTTTGACTAACGTATCAGGTTCTGGTAAGTCAGTATCTATTAGTTACGTTACGAATAATCAGAATGCAAGTCATACAATCCAAGCTATTGCTATGACGTATGGTTTGGCAGACAGGAGATAGACCGTGGCAGGTTACACAAGACAGTCTACAGCAGACATTATCCCTACCGCTACAGTACGTGCGGCACCTATTAACGCAGAGTACAATGCGATTCGTGATGCCTTTGCTGCATCAGGTGGTCACAAGCACGATGGTACAACAGGTGAGGGTGAATATGTCCCACTGATTGCTGACCTAGATGCACTTAATAAAATTGTAGTAGACACTAACAATAACCGCTTCGGTGTATTCGTTGAAGTAAGTGCAACTGCTGTAGAACAAGTACGCTTCCAAGATGGTGTTATCGTTCCTGTCACAGATAACGACATTGACTTAGGTACATCTTCTGTTGAGTTTAAGAACCTATACCTAGATGGTACAGCTAAGATTGATACCCTTACTGTAGATGAAAATGCTACTATTGCAGGTACTCTTGGTGTCACTAGTAATACTACACTAGGTGGCACACTAGGTGTCACTGGTGCAACTACTCTATCGTCTACTCTTGGAGTAACAGGCAATACTACACTTAGTGGTACTCTAGGTGTAACAGGTGCTACGACTCTCTCTTCTACCCTAGCAGTCTCTGGATCAGCTACACTTAGCTCTACCCTATCTGTAAGCAGTAACGCTACTGTAGGGGGCAATCTAGCAGTCTCAGGTACTACTAGCTCTACAGGTGATTTTTCAGTTAATACAAACAAGTTCACTGTTGCAGCTTCATCAGGTAATACTGCAGTAGCAGGTACTCTAGGTGTAACAGGTGCAACTACTGTTGGTGGTACACTTGGCGTAACAGGTGCGACTAC